GAAACTTTATCAATATCGCAAAATTGGATAATAGGGTGTTAATATCAGTTTAAGTTCAAACTAAAACCAAACAAATGAAAATAAATGAGATAAAAATCAGTGAAGAAAATCCTAGAACAATTAAGGATAGAAAATTTAAAAAATTAGTTCAAAGCATAAAAGATTTTCCTGAAATGTTAGAGTTAAGACCAATAGTAATAGATGAAAAAAATATAATTTTAGGGGGGAATATGCGATACAGAGCGTGTATGGAAGCTGGTATAGAAGAAGTACCTGTAAAAATAGCTAAGGGATTAACAGAGAAGCAAAAAAAGGAATTTATTATTAAAGATAATGCAAATTTTGGAGATTGGGATTGGGATATTTTAGGTAATGAATGGAACACATATAATTTAGATGATTGGGGTGTAGAAGTTTGGAAAAATGTAGATGATAGTATTAAAAAAATAAATACAATGGATGAATGGGTTGGAATGCCAACCTTTGAACCGAAGGATAATCCATTTAAGATTATAGTTAATTTTGAAAAAATAGAAGATAGGGAACAATTTGAAAAAGAATTTGGAATTATTATTCAACAAAAATTATCTAAGGAAAGTAATACTTGGACAACTTGGTGGCCATTTAAGGAAAGACAAGATTTAAAATCTCTTAAATTTGAAAAAATAAAAGAATGACAAAATATCCTATTTATATAATTTCAAAAGGAAGATGGGAAACCCCTATGACAGCAAATTGCTTTATGAAGCACAAAATAAAATTTCATATTGTAGTTGAGCCCCACGAATATGATAACTATTGTAAGGTATTAGGAAAAAAATATGTATTAAAATTGCCCTTTAAGAATTTAGGAGAGGGAGGAACACCAGCAAGAAATTGGATATGGCAACATTCAAAAGAACAGGGAGCAGAAAGGCATTGGATTTTTGATGATAATATTAGATTGTTTAGAAGATTATACAAGGGCAAAAGAATAGAATGTAATCCTGAAATGACAATTAATGCAATTGAAGATTTTACCGATAGATATAGTAATGTTGCTATTTCAGGATATAACTACACAACCTTTTGTATGAATGAAATGAGTCAACCTTTTTACTATAATGTTCACGTTTATTCTGCACTATTAATTGATAATTCTATTCCTTATAGATGGAGATTAAAATATAATGAAGATGTAGATTTATGTTTGCAAGTTTTGGATAATGGCTTATGTACTCTATTATTTAATGCTTTTCTTATAGATAAAACAAGTACAAATGCAAAAATGGAAGGTGGTAATCAAACAGATTTGTATAAAGGGAATGCAGTAAAAAAAATGCAATTAAAGGCAAAAAGTTTAGAGGAAGTATGGCCTCAATATGTTGAAACTAAAATAAGATTTGGTAGACCTCATCATTATGTAGAATGGAGGAAATATTTTAAGCATCCATTAATGAGAAGAAAGGATATAGAATGGAAAAAAATGAAAACAAATGAATTTGGAATGAAATTAAAAAGACGGGATAAAATAAAAAATAAAAACCTTCAACAATTCTATAACGAAAATAAATGAGAATCTTAATAACAGGAGGAGCAGGATTTGTAGGAGGCACATTAGTAAAACATCTAAATAAAGAAAATGAGATAATTGTATTGGATAATTATTTTACTTCAGAACCTAGAATTGAGATAGAGAATGTAAAATATATCTACGGGAATAGTTGGGATATAAAAAAATTAGGATTGAGTTTAGATTTTGACATTATATTTCATTTTGGAGAATATTCAAGAATTGCTACATCATTTGAAGATGTTGAATATGTTTTGCAAAGCAATTTATATGGCACAAGCTGTATTATCGAATTATGTAGAGAAAAAAATATAAAGTTAATTTATTCTGCTTCAAGCTCTAAATTTGGAAATAATGGTGAAGATGAAAATTTATGTCCGTATGCTTGGGTGAAAGCTAAAAATGTAGAACTTATTAAGAATTATCATAAGTGGTTTAATTTACAATATGAGATATGTTATTTTTATAATGTATATGGGGAGAATGAAATTAATGCAGGAAAGTATGCTACATTAATTGGTATTTTTACAAATCAATTTATTCGTAATAAACCTTTAACTATCGTAGGAGATGGGATGCAAACAAGACAATTTACTCATATTGATGATATTATAAATGGTGTTTCGAAAACTATAAATATAAATATGAATAAAGAATGGTTTTTAAGTTCTGACCAATCTTATAGTATTAATGAAGTAGCAGAAATGTTTGGAGGTAAAATAAAATATATTTCAAAAAGAAAAGGGGAAAGAGATAAGTCCATTTTTATAAAAAATGATACTAAAAAAATATTGAATTGGGAAATTAAGAATAATTTAAAAGATTGGATTAATAAATTCAAAAATGGGAAAAGGTAGAAAAAAATTACCTACTAAAATTAAAGAAATGCAAGGTACATTAGATGTTTCAAGGGCTGTTATTAATGAAATGCAAATTGATGTATGTCAAGAAATACCTATTGCTCCTGAATGGTTATCTGAAATAGGAAAAGAGGAGTGGTATAAAGTAACTAATCAACTTTTTAATTTACAAATGCTGCATCAAATTGACTTGCAACTAATAGCTGCCTATTGTAATGAAATGAGTTTATATATTGAAACAGAAATTTTGTTAAGGGATAAAGGTAGAGTTCAAGCATTTAAAAATTCAGACGGAACAATAAAACATGCTCAAGCAGTACCATATCAAAAAATCGCAAAAGATGCTTTAGATAGAGCAATAAAATTAGCGACTCAATTTGGATTTACTCCAGTAGCAAGAGCAAGTATAAATGCTCCTAAGATTACAAATAACACTCAGATAAATTATTTTGATTAGTGCCTAAATATTATTTTGATAAAGAAGCAGCAGATAGAGCTACTAGCTTTATTGAGAAATTCATAACTCATACCAAGGGCGAACTAGCTGGGCAGTCATTGATTTTGGAAAAATGGCAAAGGGAAATAGTGGAAAAAATATTTGGATGGAAGAATAAAAAAACTAATCTTAGGCAATATAGAACGGTTCTTATTATCGTAGGGAGAAAGAATGGTAAAACAACTTTAACAGCTGGGATTGCTTTGTATATGCTTTTTGCAGATAATGAAAGGGGAAGTGAAATTTATGCAGCGGCAGGAGACAGAAGTCAAGCAGGATTGGTACATGATATTGCAAAAGGAATGGTATTAAATAATTCAGAGCTAACTAATAGGGCAAAGATATTAAGAAATTCAATCGTAAATGAAAATAAGGGAAATTACTTTCAAGCTATAAGTTCGGAGAGTAAAACAAAGATGGGATTTAACGCAAATTGTGTAATTTTTGATGAGCTTCATGTTCAGCCGAATAGAGATTTATGGGATACACTTTTAACTTCAACAGGATCAAGACGCCAACCCTTAGTTGTAGCAATAACAACTGCTGGGTATGATAAGCAAAGTATCTGTTATGAAATATATGATTATGCAAAAAAAATAATAGATGGAAGTATAAAGGATGAAAGTTTTTTACCTGTAATTTATGAAGCAGATGAGGAAGATGATATTTTAATAGAAGAAACATGGAAGAAAGCCAACCCTAATTATGGGATCAGTTTAAAAAAGGAATATATGGAGAGGGAAAGTAAAAAGGCAGAAACCCTTCCAAGTTATATGAATACATTTAAAAGATTACATCTTAATCTATGGACCACAAATGAAACCAAATGGATGGGAGATAAAGATTGGATGGAATGTAAAGGGGAGTTAGGAGATTTATCTAATATGGAATGTTGGGGGGGGTTAGATTTGGCTTCAACTAGAGATATAACTGCTTTTGTATTATTATTTAGAGTGAATAACATCTTTAAAATAAAACCTTATTTTTTTGTGCCAAGAGATAATGCTAAAGCCAGAGGAGATAGAGATGGGGTGGATTATATGAGTTGGATAACTCAAGGATATATGATTGCAACTGAAGGGAATGTTACTGACTATTCATTTGTAAGAAAAAAAATAAATGAGCTATCTAAAAAATATAGGATTCAAAGTATTGCCTATGATAGATGGAATGCATCCCAATTAGTTATTGACTTAGTTGGAGATGGGGCAAATATGTCACCTCTAGGGCAGGGATTTGCAAGTTTATCCGCCCCTACAAAAATGATGGAAAAACTTATCTTATCAAAAGAAATACAGCATAATGAAAATCCTGTATTAAGATGGATGATTGGAAATGTTCAATTAGAAGTAGATGCTGCCGATAACCATAAGCCAAGTAAGAAAAAATCAAAAGAGAAAATAGATGGAGTGGTAGCCACTATCTGTGCATTGGCAGAATATATGAGTGAGGAGAAAGAAGGAGATAGTGTATATGATAATCGTGGACTTTTAATATTATGATAGAATTAAAAATATTAGCTTTATTAACTCCAAATGGATTTGATGATAGATTTTGGAAGTATGCAAAGGAAACTAAAACCTATGTAGAAGCGTATGAAAAAACAGAGATTGAATATGAAAAGCATTTTGGAAAGCGTAAATATTCCGATTACAATAGCTATACAACAAGCAGAAATAAAAGATTAAAAAAACACAACCGAGTTGGATAAATAAAGATTTTAATATTCGTATAATTGCAAAATTCCTAAAATTATATAGAATTGGCAATAACTGATTTCTTTACAAACTTATTTAAAAAACCTGAAAAAAGAGATTTTATTTCCGCAATGAGTGCTATTAGCAGAGGTGCAAGTAGTGGAATTGCGGTTGATAAGAATACTGCTTTAACCTTTACAGCTGTTTGGAGTGCGGTTAGATTACTCTCCGAATCCATTAGTATTCTTCCTATTAATATTTATCAAAGAGAAAAAAATGGAGATAAAACATTAGCTCTTAACAATCCATCTTATTATTTATTACATAATGAGCCGAATAATTATATGAGCTCAGTTACCTTTTTTGAAAAGATAATGATGGATCTCTGCCTTTCTGGAAACTCTTATGTGCATATTGTTAGAAGCCCAAGAGGATTAGTTCAAGCATTGATTCCATTAAACGCCCAAGATATTAAAGTAAAAATAAATGAGGGGCAAATATTTTATCATAATGAAAATAGTGATGTAGTTTTAGATGATTATGATATTTTGCATTTCAAAGGTATATGTGATTCAAGTGGATTGCTTGGGCTTTCTCCCATTACGCAAAACGCAAACGCTATTGGATGGGGCATGGCCCTTGAGGAGTATGGCTCAAAATATTTTACCAACTCTGCCAAGCTTTCAGGCGTATTGGAAACAGACAGAGCATTAAGTGAGGAAGCCATAGAGAGATTAAGGAACTCATTTTCAAATACCTATAATCAGTTAAAAAATGCTCAATCAACTGCTATACTTGAAGAAGGCCTCTCTTTTAAACCCATTACTATTAGCCCAGAGCAATCACAATTTTTGGCAAGCAGAATATTTAGCATAACGGAAATAGCGAGAATGTTTAATATCCCAACATTTATGTTGCAAGAGCATAGTAAAAGCTCCTTTAATAATATAGAATCATTAAGCCAAAGTTATGTTACTTATACTTTAATGCCTTATATAAGGAGAATGGAAAGTGAAATGAATAGAAAATTATTTAAGACAAATGAAAAAGGTAAAATATTTGTGGAATGGAATGTAAATGGATTGCTTAGAGGAAATATAAAGGACAGAAATGACAGCTATAAAACAGGAATAAATAATGGTTATATGACCATAAATGAGATTAGAAGAAAAGAAAACATGAATAGCATTCCAGATGGGGATAGCCATTATATGCCATTAAACATGACAACAATAGATAAATTAGGAGAAGATGCCAGCTGAAGAATGTAATAACGGAAAATGGAAATGGGGTGAAACAGGAGAATGCAAATATGATTCTCAGGAGGAAGCTGAAGAAGATAATGAGGATTATTATGAGAATAATGAGGAAATAAATACGGAAATAGAAGTGCAAGTGGATGAAGAATTTGAAAAAGATGAATCCTTTTATGATACAGAAAGAAATAAACCTCTGCAAAAAGAGGTTAAAGATATTTGGACAAAAACAATAACTATGGAAAAAAGATATTTTAACATTGATACCAGAACTGAAAAAAGAGATGATGGCTCAACAACCATAACAGGACATGCTGCTGTATTTAATCAACTTTCAAGCGATTTAGGGGGTTTTAAGGAACTCATAGCACCTGATGCGTTTTCAGGGGTATTAAATGATGATGTAAGGGCTTTGGTAAACCATGATCCCTCATTATTATTAGCGAGAACAACAAGCGGAACGCTTAATTTAGAGCAAACAGAAAAGGGATTACAATACTCTTTTGATGTGCCTGATACAACTTATGGGAGAGATTTAATAATATCAATGGAGCGTGGAGATGTTACTCAGTCAAGTTTCGCATTTACGATTGAGGATGATAGTTGGGAAACAACTGAAGATGGGGAAGTACGGACAATAAATAAGGTAAAACAACTTTATGATGTTTCTCCAGTAACCTACCCTGCTTATCCTGATGCAGATGATTTAACATTAGCTCAGCGTTCATTGGCTATATATAAAGAAAAAGAGGAAAATAAAAGACAGGAGAAGGATTTAGTAAAAAGAAGTTTACTAAAATTGAAGATTGAATTAAAAAAACGAAGTAAATAATTTAAAATTAAAGAAAAATGAAAAGTATAGAACTTAAAGAATTGCGTTCTGAAACTTTAGGAGAATTGGAAGTAATCCAGAAAACTGCTGAAGCTGAGGAAAACCGTGATTTGACAGAGGAAGAAAATGCAACTGTGGATGCTTTATTAGCAAAAGCAGATGATTATGCTTCCAAAATTGAAAGAGCTGAGAAGATTGAAAAATCATTAAGAGATGCTGCTAAAGTTGGTGGCGCATCAGTTCAAACAATAAACACAGAGAAAGCTACAAGAGGATGGAGTTTATTTAAAGCCATCAATGAAGTTAGAAAAGGAGCTTTAACAGGTATTGAAGCAGAAATGCATCAGGAAGCTGAAAAAGAAAATAGAGGAGCTATTGAAGGTATTGGGATGCCAGCTTTTATGACAGAAAAAAGAGCTTATGTAGATCAAGGAACTTCAGCTATTGCGCCATCTGTAACTACTGCTTTTGCAGATGCATTAGTAGAAGGTGGATTATGGAATAATGTTGGCCTTACAAATTTAGGCAATATGAGTGCAGATACTATTGTGCCAATTACAGGAGCTAATGCGGTTGCATGGGCAGCTGAAAATGCAGCTGGTACAGATACTTCTACTGATTTTGGGAAAGTAACTTTAACTCCAAATAGAGTAAATGGATATTCTAATGTGTCTAATGTAATTATTGCTCAAAATGGAGGTGCAGCAGAGGCAGCTATTATGAGAGATATGGGGAGGCAAGTTAGTGCTGTTATAGACACTAATATGTGGGCTTCTTCAAGTGCAGGATCAGGCCCTGGGGCTATTGTAGCAACATCAGGAGTTTTAACATTTACAGAAGCGGCATCAACTGATCCAGCTTCCGATATGCTTGAAGCTATCCAAACTATTGCTGATGATCATGGATTAGATGGAAATCTTGGATTTGTAAATTCTTT